AACCACCATCTAAAACTATTAAGTTTGCATAGATTTTATTTTTTGAATCAGACCACCCAAACCATTGTCCTGTACGAACAGTAATAAGATAATCTTCTATGTGATCTGCTCTTCCGTCTAATCTCATTATGTATCTCCTAAACGTATAAAAACAACACCTGTATCTGTCGAACTTGAACTTCCATTGAAAGAAGTAGCAACAGAAGCTTCAACTTGAAATTTTGCTTTATGTGTTGAAGTATCAGTTACATCAAACATATGAAAACAACTAGCAGCAAAAATACGATTGGCAGTTCCATTATTATATGAGCTTGCTGCTTCTCCGTAATTACTGTTATCAGTTGTAGTATAAATTTTAATACCCGCATACTGATAATCACTACTTGAACTACCTCTAGTTCGATAATCTATTAAATAAATACCTGTTGATGGAAATGTAAATTCTCCACTTGATTCTGTCATTCCAGTACCTAATTGACCAAATCCATCTGTATCAACTCTTTCCCAGTTGCTTGTCACATAAGCACTTGAAGAACCATTAAAAGAAGCACTAAGTCTCCATTGATCTGCCATCGTTATTCCCGCAGATATTCCAGTTCCAGAAATCCCACTATTTGTTATTGATATTCTTTCAACACCACCAGTTGAAAACTTGATAGTGTCAGCAGAAGGAAATGTTATACCAGTATTACTATCCGTTCCAGTTACAGCAGGAGCAGATACGCTTCCATCAACCCCAGAAATACCAGTAGTGCCGTTAATGTTTAATGCCATAATTAAAGAATAACAAGAATTGCACCAGATGGCACAGTAATAGTAACACCTGAGTTAATTGTAGGACTTACTGTATGTGCGTTCTTTCCAGCAGAAATACTGTAAGAAGTTGTAGCAGCTTGATCGGATTCAAAAAATACTTCATCAGTTCCTCCTCCAGTAGCTCCAGCACCTCCACCTATCGCACCCCAAGCACCGTTGTTATAACCTTCAAACTGATTAAGAGTTGAGTTATGCCTAAACATACCAACAGCAGGGGTTCCATCTCTCTGGGCTGTTGTACCAGTAGGTATCGTTAAACTAGACGTATAGTTATGAATTACTTTTCCTGTAAATGTAGATCCTGATAATGCTGCATGACCAAAGTTTGCTTCGTTTATTTTTCCTAAAACAACATAAGTTGCAGTATCACCTGAGACTGCTGTTGCTATTTTTAATTCATTAGTGGATGTATTTATATGAGGTTGATATTGAGCTATGCTTGCTGCACCTGATGGATCGCTACTTCCAGAACTTAATGTTCTTAATGCTGTAAATATTTCATTTAATTTTGTACGAACTGCCGCACCCGTTCCATTGGCGGTATTGTAATTATTACCCGTTTCGCTGGTGGTCGAACCTGGTCTAGCCATCTAAAAAACAAATATTGATCTTATTCTAACTTGCTTTACCAAATCCGACAGCCTGATAGGTGAAATTTCTATCAACTGAAGCATTTGATGAGTTTTTAAAGTGGACACTAAAACCCGTTCCAGAAACACTTGATATTTCAAAAAAGTCTCCAGACTGCATATTTTGTGCAGTAATACCGACAGAAGGTAAGCTACTATTTACACCACCAAGACCAGATGTTCCAGTAAAGAAGGGGCTTTGGAACGTGACTGCTTTTGCTGCTGCTCCACTTGCTGTAGTTGCAAGACTCTGTTCTGTTCTTCTTTGCATAGAAGCTGTATAACCTAGTTGGAAAACTCTAATATCCTGTGCTGGATCATCACTTGTTAGATTTACTTTAAACTGAAAACCTCTTCCTTTATAAGTTCCATTTGTAAAAGTCTGAAAACCAGAATAAGTAGGAGATCCACTATTAGGATTATCTTGAGTAACACGAACTAGCATTTCTGCGTTTACTTCAGTTGCAGTTAATCCTTCAAAGTCTCCTCTTGCGTCTAAATCTGGTATTGAATCAAATAAATCTGAAGGATAAAATGCTTCTGTTAAGAAATGACGTTTCAAATCAAGACTATACACATCTCCTAAATCTAAAGTAGTACTTCCTGGTGCTCCACCAAATTCATAAGTACCTAATGGTGCAATACCTCCTACATCATCAAGAGATGAAACTAAATCAAAATCTGTAATACTATCAAATTGTCCTACACCAGTAAGATTTAAAGAATTTGTTGGGGCATCAAAAGCAACATTAGTTTTTGTTCCTTGAAATTTTGGAACATCTAAATCTTCTCTTCTTGTTTGGATTAATTTTGCATCAAGAGTATCGGGTAAGTCTAAAATTACACTTGCTTCACCAGCACTAAATCTACCTCCATCATCTTGAAATTTTAAAATATACTCTCCTTCAAGAAGTGGAACATCAGCAGAGGTTGTATTACCAGCTAATGCTTTTACTAAATCAGTAGCGTTAGAAAAAGATCCCGTTCCATCAGTCTTTGAAGAGTGTCTTACATAAACACGGCCACCATGAGTAACATCTAAATCTGTTGCTAAATTCCAGCGTAATCGTACTTGTTTATCATTTATTGGTTCTCCCGTTAGTCCTGTGACATCAGCAGGAACAGCAGTTTTACCAACAGCATTAAAAGTATCACTAGCATCTGTAGCACTAGGTTCTAGAGCAGCATTTAAACTACGAACAGATACTTCATAAGCTCCAACCTGTGAGTTAACAATTTCAAAATCAGGACTACTGGTTGTAGTCGAGACAACATTATTATCTTTAAATCTATAGTTAACTAAATAGTTTGAAACACCAGTTACAGGCTGCCATCTAACGATTAATTTAGATACAGGCTGGTTATTAATAAGAACTATCACTTCATTAGCTGACAACCCACTAGGAGGAGGCTTAAGAAGATTTAAAGTTGTAATTTTTTGAACTGGAATTGGCTGATTATCTTCAATAAACGCATATTTTTCGTTTACATAAGCTAGTGCTGTTATTCCATAATTAATACCATCGACTTCTTCGACAGATATAACTCGGAAAGACTGAGCAGAAATAGTATCGTTTTCAAGTAACCAAACACTATTAGAATTTGGTGTCTGACTTAAAGCACTATCTAAAGTAATTATCTTGCCTGATATTGCAGTTACATTTTTAGTTTCAACTGTTCCATTTGGTAGTATTACACTTAATTTAGGGTTGTTTTCAGCAGATAAATCAGTTGAATCTGAATCATCTACAGTTATTTGAGTAGTCGTAGCAGTATTAATTCTTCCTCCTCTTCTTACTCCTGATCTCCCTGGATCGGCAATGCTGACAATCGTTCCAGGTCTAACAACAATTCCTGATTCCATTGAAGCAGAAAAAGTTACTACTTCTGTTTCTCTTTGTTCTGTAAATAATATTGCTTTTGCAAATCTTCTAGCTTGACCTCGACTTGTGCAACCTAATGCTTTTACTCTTTTAACGTGTAATCCATATTTATTTCTATAAGCTGACTCTGCTTCTACTTCTTCATAATCTAAATCTCTAGTTTCCATATTAAAGTAGGAAACTGCAACTACTGTACTTCTAGTTTTTAAGCTGCTACCTGTATAGCTGAATCCTTCGGGGCCAACATTAGACAAAGTAAATAAGTAACTAGGATCTTTAGGACTATCTTGAGTAAGAAGTAATGCCCCTTCAGACCAAATAGGCATACATCTCATTATTCCCGATAAAGTATTTATGACATCAAAAGCTTCTACACTTGATTGAATATTTATATTGCAAGCAAATCTAGCTTCCTGTCCATTAAATCCATCATCAACAAGTTCGTTAGAAAACTTACTTGCAGTTACAAATGAAAATAAATCTAAATTACTATCAATAATATGATTACCTAATCCATACCTTGTATTAGTAATTAAATCTAAAAGTATTAAAGCAGGGCAAGTTGTCCATTGAGCAGCACCCATTACTCCATTAAAAATATATCCAGTTGGATAAACTATTCTGCCAGTTTGTAAATCTACAGTTGGAGTTCCTGATGAGTTAGCTCCTGCACCTGGGATTCTTACTTTTACTCCTCTAACTCTAAACTTTCTAGCAGGAATCCTAGTAAAAAATTCTGAATCTAAACGCAACCTTGTGTAAGCACAGTCAGGATAAGTACTTGAATCATCTTCTAATTCTGAAAAAGATTGCCAGATTAAATCTCTTGCTATTCTATCGGTACTATTTTCAGAGGTTTTTGTAACACGCACATCTACAGGATGAGCACCAGTAAGAGCAATTCTATATTCTCTGTTATAAGCATCTGCTGTTCTTCCTCTTATAGTGTCGGAGAGAACTGTAGTAAAACCTCCTCCGTTATATTGAATTTGAATATTAAAAGTAACCTGGGAACCATTTATATCTCCATCATCTTCTAAAATTTGCAATGTAGGTACAGTAACAGTAACTTTTACAGCATCTAAATCAGTATTATTAGTAAGTTGTCTAGTTACAGGATTACCATTTGGTACTTCTACTCCCACATTAAAGACAGAAGAACTTCCCGAAACTTTAGACATTTTAGTTTGAGAACTCGTTCCAAAACGAACATCAAAGTCTATATTTTGATGATTAAATTCAACATTCTGTGGATTAGTTGAATCAGCAGTAGAAGCTAAAATAGGAGTATCGTCTAGGAAAATATCTTTCTTTGCAGCATTGAAATAAGCAGTAGTGCCTTTAGTTCTTCCTTCTTTTGAAGGACTTGAAAAACCTTCTATCTCACCTTCAGAAATAAGATCAAGTAAAGTAGCAAACTGTTTACTATGTAAATTATCTGGAGTAATAGTAGGAGGACTTCCACCTCCACCCTTGTTACCTCCTCCACCAGCACCAGCAATACTTGGCCCTAATCCTGCATTATGAACACGAATAGTATTAGCAATAAAAGTATGATGCCCTTCAACAGTTAAGTTATAGACAGTATGTTCTCCAAGTTCAGTACATTTAACAATCGGTCTTAAGTGACCAAATTCATCAACTAAACAATCATCAGTCTTTAACGTGCCAATACCGACAAACGCATTAAATTGATTTAAAACCCAATGGTTTGGTGTTGCATCTAATTCTTTACCGCCCCATATTTTATATCTAGTAACAGATTCTTTTTCATGCTCATGTACTTTTAAAACTTTGGCATGATAAATAGTACCTTTATCATCGAAACTACAAACAATATCACCAACACTAATCTCTTTAATTAATTTAGTGCCACCTGGTATAGAAACAGGAGTATCACCAGTAAAGCAACCTCCACCTCCTCCTGCTATGTACTTATTTGTATCCGTCATACCTGTACCGCTTCTGTATCTACATCGCCACTAATAACAACGGAACCTGTAAATATTTCACCATAAACAATCGGAACTGGAGTACCAGCCCTTGCTGTGTTTTGCGTTCCAGAGAAATTAAATGATATTTGTGGATTGTCTTCAAAGGAAGCCTGTTGGGTAGGATATAACATTTCACCAACACCATTTAAAACCATTCCAGCACCAATCGCACTTAAACCCGTACCGATAGCTGTTCCTAAAAGACTACCAGCTACTCCAGTAGCTCCTACAAAAGGTACCGCTGACGCAGATCCAGCAGCTAAAGCTCCTCCAAAACTTTGAGTACCGAATAATCCTGCCCCTGGAAAAAAGAATGACGCACCAATTAATAATCCTCCCAATAAAATATTTCTAAATCCACCACCTGCACCTGATATTACTGGAACGATATGAATATCCTGTTGTCCTATTGGATAATCTAATTCATCTTCATTAATCTCATAATTCCCAATTTTTACTTGATAAAGTTTAGGAGTCATATACTTTTCAACTTCTGGAAAATTATTTACTAAAAAACTAACAGCTTGAGGTAAATTATGTACTTGCACTTCAAATTCTTTGTGGCCTATAAATTTAGCCAACTCTCCATACAATTTTAGTTTACGCAACATAACGATACCGCCCTCCTGTACATTTTAACAACCAAGGTGAGTATGCCTCTCTACAAGATAGTCTATCTGCTAAATGATGTAAAACATCTCCATCTAAGAAAATAGCCACATGATTTAATCCTTGTCCAAAAATACTCATTGCTAAAACATCACCATTTATTAATTCTTCGTTTGGATCTAGTAATCTAAAACCCCTGCTAGGTAAATACCTTTCAAAAACAGGATCATTTAAGAAATCTTCTACTTTTGCTGGTCTTTTATAGTCTAATAATTCAATTCCTTTCTCTTCTTTATACCAATCAATAACTAATGACCAACAATCTGTTATACCCCAAACCCATTCTCTTCCTAATAATGGAGCTTTATAACCACTTGGTTCGCAGTAACCCCACTTTTCTGTTTTTGGATTAACAATATGCCAGGGTAAATTAGAATCTTCACAGCTAATTAAGTCTGCCTGACTCGGAGTTGGAGGAGTAACTGGATGACTATGAACAATGCCTGTAATCTCACCAACAGAATCAGCCTTTACATAATCAACTGGATCGAGAACAAAACATTGATATGAAGTCATAGATAAATTATTACAGGGATAATATCTTTCTTTACCTTTTACATTTAACAAAAGACCAACAGATTCTTTCGGATCTTCAACTTTTGCATGACTGAGAGCAGCTTCCTTCCAATCACTCATGGCATAAACGTACCAATAGAAGGAAATAGTTGCTTAGTGCATACTCTTAAAGGGATTCTTATATTTGCCAGATCAAAAGAAGCAGCTAATTCAAATTGAACAACGGCTCTATTTTCTGCTGATTTTCTATCTATTTTGTAAATTTGTTGAGGATATTCTGCTGTTGGATCAGGTGTTCCGTAAGGGTTTGATTGACTTGTAGAAGTTGAACTTGTTTGTTGTTGGATCGTATTTGGGTTATTCATTGTAATTGTATTTCCCATTCCATTACCATGAACGCTGCAATAGTATCTCAAATCATTTGGTGCGGTTGGATATGCTGGCTGATAAGTTACTGTTGCCCCTGCTTGCCCTGGAGTTCCGCTTACTGTTGTAGTTTGTGCTCCTCCAGCATCAGATTTTATTCTTAGTGGATGATTTGCATTTGTAGCATCTGACTGATTAAAAATATAAGTTGATGCACGTTTCATTGTAAGAACTGGATTCGTGCTTCCATTAATAGCAAAATAATTAGAACCACCTACATTCACTACTGTTACTGTGTAAGTTACAGTTTCTACATCAGAAGGATCAGCAATAGTTGAAGTTGATGTAGTTGTTGTGGCTACAGGATCAAAATTTGCAGAGTCTAAAAATCTTGCTAAAGTTGTTCTTCTTTTTACTACCGCACCAGT